TCGTCAGGGTGGACTTCAGCATTTCATCGTCCAGAATGACCAGAGTACCGGCGCTGTCCAGGGTGTCCGCCGTGATCTCAGCGTCAACCACGGTTTCGTTTTCGGGCTGGAAAGCCAGGGAAATGGTACCGGTATTCTTGCCGGTGACGGTAATACGCAGCTTACGGCCATCGTCGCGGGTATGAACAAACCGCCACAGATAGCGGGTTTTGTTCAGATTGGCAAGGCCGCCCAGTTTGTAGACCCGGTGGCCTGCCTTGGTGGTTTCGTCAATGCGGGCCGTCTGGATGATTGCCTGCATAAACTTTTTGATCCAGGTCATAAGGCCGGTTTTGAAAAGTACGGTTTCTTTGGTGATAATCGTCTTTTTCACGCGGCCCTTATCGTCCTGGACGGTCTGGCTTTCGATGGAGTATTCCAGCGTTGCGCCTCCCTTGATGTTACCGGCGCGGTTTTCGTCCTTTTCGATTTCGGTATCTTCCGGGATTTCACCGGTAAAGTCCACGATATACAGGTCGCCACTGCCCAGGATGATCTCTTCGGAATTGTCGATGGTGTTTGTGGTACTCATGTGCTTGCTCCTTTCGTAGTAAAGGTAAAATAAACAGAATACGGCTCACCGTCCGGGAAACGCTCAATTTCCACAGTCAGACCGGCAAGCGCTTTTCTGATTTTGCACTCAAGTGCAAAATCCTTGTTTGTGGTAAACAGAACGACGGTCCATGTGATCGTAACCACGCGCACGCGGCCCTTATCGTCCCATTTATCGTTTTCTTCGCTGCGGACTACCATATACGGAAGCGGGACGGTTGCGCCATTGATCGGCACCGCCGTTTCGTCCTCTATCCGAATACCCGTATTGTCCAGGCGCTCCAGAATCTTTTCACGGCTTATCATTCGCCTTTACACGCCTCCTTGCATCTCTGTTCAAATTCTTCCGTCCACTTTTCGGCCGCCGGGGCAATGTGAACATAAGCCTTTACGCGGCCTTTTCCGCCGCGTTTTTTATGTCCCTTTTCCAGCAGGTGGGTCAACTGGTAATGTTTTTTGTTTCTAACGGTGGCTGACTTTGCATCTATGCCACCGCCCGAAAAATCACAAACCCAATTTTTCTTATAACTGCCGGTTCGCTCCGGGGCCTGGGCCGCTATATCTTTTCTTAGTCCCTTGCCGCACTCTTCCACCGCTTTGTTTACGGCGATTTTTGCATCGTCTGTATAATCTTGCAGCACTGCAACAAGTTCGGTAGTAAAATCAGACCCGGCCACCGGCTCCCACCTCGCTTTCGTCGAAGTTAAGCAGGATTGTGGGGTTTTCCAGGGTAAGGTCCATACACTCCGGGATCGTATCAAGAATCTTTTGGGCCTGTAATACGGTGTACTGCTGGTCCTCAATGACCACGAAAACGCCCGGTTTGATAAAGTCCATCCTGGGTATGCGTATCAGCTTTTGGACCGTGTGGCCCGCCTGCTCTGCTTCAAAATTGCGCTTGATGCCTACAGTCCGTTCCTGGAACCGTACATTCCCCAGCAGTAAGGTGGGTTTTTTGGTCTTGTCCAGTTGCCAGAGGGCACACACGCCGTCGTTAAAGTTTTCAAACTGTACTTGTTTCTTTGCCACAGCCGAATCCCTCCACTAAGCGCAAGTTAACAATTTCCGCGCGGTAGTCCTCTTCAAACTCAGCGCGGCGCTTGTTAACGATGTACCAGGCGCAATTTATCAGCAGGCCGATATACTCCGGGCCGGTCAGGTCAAGCTCTGGGCTGCCCGCCCTGGCCCGGAGAAGGGCTTCTGCTTCCTCTATGGCAGCTTCCACGTCTGCTTTCTGCTTTTCGTCCAGGTTCCAGGTGTAGCCCATGCGGTTAAGCGCACGGGCGTATACCTGTTCTTTGGTCAATACCGCCATAGTTTAGCCCTCCGGGTTAAGCCTGTTCCTTAGTGGCAACAGTACCGGCAACCTCCACAATGGTGGACACAATGGCTTCCAGATTGGAAACATCCAGCAGCAGGAAAGCGTACTGGTCCAGGGGGCGGCCATTGCCGTGCAGCTTTGCCTTGTAGGCGCGCTGATCCTCCAGGAACTTTACAGAATCGTCGGCCACGATAGTGCCCTGCTTACCAGCGGGGCCGATGCCGATAAAGTAATAGGGGGCGATACCGATAACCGCTTCACCCTTTGCCAGAGCGGCAGACTGGAAGATTTCGGCAGGAATGGGCAGCACATTGGTCATGTACTGGCCGCCAACCAGCAGGGTGGTGGCAGCAAAAACCTTTTCCCAGTAGTCGAAGGGGTTAAAAATGATGATGATGTCGCGGGGATCCACAGCGCGGGCGGTTGCGCCGGTGGTGTCGTTGGGGTCGCGGGCCAGTTTTGCCAGCAGGCCGCCCATGGTCTTAGCGTCCAGACGCTTGACGGGGACGGGGGTCTGCTTGGGGTATACGCCATCCTGGACGGAAGCGGAAGGGGAAATGTCGCGGACCATGCCGATGGGTTCATCCTTGCCGGTGCCTGCCACACAGCCGCTTTCCAGGGCGAAGGCAATGGCTTCGGACAGGGTTTCCCGTGCGTAGGTGTCCATCCATTCGGGACCCAGGTCTACCAGGTCCATGGAAATAGCCATGAAGGCGGACAGCTTGCACATGGTCAGGGCGATTTCCTGGACGCCGCCCTCAATTTCCTTCTGTACCGCGCCGGTGATCTTGCCCCAGGCGGCCAGCTGGGCGGGCTTGGCGTTGACCAGAATACGGGTCAGATATGCGGTATTGACGAAGTTCAGCTTGTCCAGTAAGGGATGATTCTTGCGGATGCTGCCGATGATCCGGTCGACAACGGTCTGGGGCATTGCCACTTCGTAATTTGCGACAGCAGCACGGGGGTCAGCGGACTTCAGCGCCTTAGCCAGACCGTCGTAGTATTCGCGTTCTGCGGTGGTCAGAACATTGGCGCCACGGGCGGCCAGAATGGTAGCGTCCTGGTTGCGGGCGTCGATTTCCTCGGCGGCGCGCTGCAGGACGGCTTCGTTCATGCCGTCAAAAAATGCGGTCATAGCCTGGGCAATCTCTTCGGGATTGCCGGACTTGAAAGCAGCGGACAGGGTGGTTTCGTGCTGCTTCTTAACCTGGGCAAACAGGTCGTTGCTCTTGATTTTCATGGTTACATTCCTCCATTCATTTCATTACTGCCGCAAGAATATCGTTCAAGCAGCTAGTTTCTTTGGGCTTGGGGTCTGCCGGGGGATCGGCAGGCGCAGGGGCAGGGACGGGCGGTTCCGGGGTCGCCATAACCGCCGAAATGGCCGCAGCCATAGCAGCGGGAAGGTTGGGAAGTTCCCGGCGCCGGAAGGCAGCGTGGGCCTGCTGGTACTGCTTTGCCGCGGTTTCTAGGTCGGCGTCCTGTTCCGCGTATTCGTCCGCAAGGCCGTACTGGATGCACTCTTCGGCGCTCAGCCAGGTTTCGCCGTCGGTCAGTTCTTCCAGCTTTTCCTGGGTCAGCTTGCCGCCCGCCTTGACAATGTAGCTTTGCAGCATAGCCGCGTTGATAATATCCAGATCGTCGGCAGACTTCCGCAGGTCTTTGGAATTGCCATACACGGCCCAGGCTGCATTATGTACCATCATGGTGGTATTGCGGGGCATTACCACTTTGCTGGCCGCCATAGCGATGATGGACGCAGCGGAAGCAGCAAAACCGTCAATGTAGGCCACCACGGTGGCAGGGCACCGGCGCAGGGCGCTATAAATGCCCAGCGCTTCCTTGACGCTGCCGCCCATGCTGTTGATATACAGGTTTACGGTGTCGCCTTCCTTTACGTCTTTCAGATTTTCCACGAAATACCGCTGGCTGGTGTTGCTCTCCACCCGCTCCCAGGTATATGTATCGTAGTTGAACCGGCGGCCATCCGGCTGAATGTCGTCCGTGATATAGAACTCAAAGACGCGCCCGGTCGCCATGGCTTTGACCTCATGGCGTACTTTCATAGGAATCAAGCTCATGTGTTTTCACCTCCTTTCAATGGGGTGTTGACCGCTTCCATGTTTTTGGTGCGGTGGTAGGTGTTGGCCCATTCTGCCAGAATCGGGTCAAGGCCAACCAGCCCACGGCTTTCATTGGTGTTGACCATGGCGTCCTGTATCAGCTTGTCCAACTTAACCGCAACGTCGAAAATATCAACGACGCGGATGTGGGTCATGTCAATACGGGTATGCCAACCGTCCAGAATATGCCGCCCGTACTGTTTGCGGTTCACTTCGGTTTCCACCGTCAAAACCACAGGTTTTACGCCAAATGTCAAAAGGTTTTGGACAGCTTCGTCCTGGTTGGTAACATCACCGCGCAGAAGGCACGGGGGGCAATGGTAGACATTGCAAGCCCGGTCCTGGGCCTGCCGCATAAGGCTTTCCATGTCGCCCACTTCTCCGTTGATTTTCTGGGAAGCTGGGCCGTCATGGGGGACGTACTCATAGCCATCAAACAGAGGGATAACGGCGTTTTTGTTTTCAAAAAACGCCTTGAATCGGGTCTGCATGATCCTGGCCACGTCGTCTTCGTAGTTCTTGTTTTTGGTGGCATTACCGGAAATTTTCAGCACGCCGCTGCGGCCACCGCTATGCTTGTACTTGTCCAGGGCTTCGGCCATGGCGTCAGCATATAGCCCGTTGATCCGGTGCAGCAGTCCGGCGGCGTCCTGGTTTGCAAGTCGGAAGTAAAATACTTCCTCTTCCTGCCGGTCGCCGTGGAGCGTTAGGCCGTTGCAGGTGATCCCGGTATATCGGTTAGGCCGGAAGGCGTATACATCACGCCCGAAGCTGTCAGCCAGGTACACGCTGCCGTCTGCCCTCTGGATAACCAGCGCTTCGTTAAACCGCAGCAGCCGGGCAAAAAGCAACCGCCGGAAGAAAAAGGCGTTTTCGTTCTGGTTCGGCTCTACATTCCACCTGTACCAGTCTTCCGCCTGGGTGTATACACCGGCCTGGTAAGTTCTCCATTCGCACATTGCAGCGGTAGACGCCACAAGGTCGATAACGGAAAACAGGGCGATTTCCTCAACGTTCAGCCTGGAAGCAGCGGACCCGGTAAGGCCGGATTTTACTACGATATTCCCGTCTTTGTCCCGCTCTCCGAAGTCCAGCAGGTCGGCCAGAAAGTCCGTAAATCTCATGTTGTTCTCACCTCCTTTCCAGGCAATAAAGGCAGCCGGTGGGCCGCTCAGAAGATAAACACGCCCGGAAGCTGGGAAACGTCGGGTAATACCTCGAAAATGTCTTCGTGTTTATTGGCGACGATGAAAGCCGCCACAAGGGCCATAAAACCGTCCGTTTTCCGGGTTTTCGGCTCTATCTTCTCAAAGGTTATATTTCCGTTGCCGTCAATCTTCCGGCAGGCGTTATTCGTATACCATCGCATTGTCATGGAATCGCCCCAACGGATTTTATGGGAAATGAAAGCACTGATAAGGATCG